TGGGCCTTACGGCCCTAGTCGTTAGAATGCCGGTAATTGATGAAAATTGATTATCGCTTTACTACGATGCGTACATGCTGTCCCACTAAAATGGTACTTCCGTTCAGCTTTTTAGTTGTTCGATCACCTACCTCACCCTTCAATAAGGTGAGTTACTAGATGTGCTAATGGTTGTTATGACAACCCCTTTAATTTGAAAGTCTAGGTGTCAAGTAATGACTGTCACCCGGTGCGAGTGTTAGCCGCTCTCGTAACATTAGTAGACCTTAACTGGTTCTCCGTCTAATAGATGAGTAATTGCAAAGGTTTTGACCTCTGTTTGAAGTCGACCTAACCATACATAAGCATGGTTGACCAGAACAGTTGAATAATATTATATTTATATTGCTACAAATACAATAATAATTCTACTATTACGGTCATTACAAAAACTCGTTATCCTGAATCTTGCAAGAATTTTAATCTTATTACAAATTATACTAGCTTTTGTTAAAGTTGGTTATAATTTTGCGATGTCTAAACCTATAAAAGGTGAAGACTTAAGACCTGATCCTATTAAGGATTTTGAGTTCTTAAAAGTTAAAGCTCTTAGAAGATTCTTCCTAACGGTCCTTACGTTCTGTAATATTACTGGTAAAAATAAGAAAATGATTCTTTCATTAATTCCGATAATTCAGAGACACTGGAAAAGTTCCGGTGTAATTTGGATTACGAAATATTATGGAGAAGTTTTCAGATTAATACTGTCATATTTAAACGGTAAAGTGTTAGTGGATAAAACTTATTGGGTTAAGAAAACAAGAAGTCACTTACCTACGATTCTGCCTTTGGATGTTAGAAATTTACTTGTGATATTTAAACACTCTAATGTTGAGATTCAAAAAGAATATCTTCAATTAGTTAAATGTGTTTTATCATGTCTTAATTTCTACAGAGCATGTAGTGGTCATCATAAAGTTAAATTAAACTCTATTACTGACTTACATAAAGGTGTTATAAAATCATTAGATTTTAAAACACTTGCCACTATTAGAAAAGCCATGGGTATTCCTAAATTTATAGGGTTACCATCACCAACTTATTTCATACCTTCTAAAGCAGGGGTTAACGCCAATATTGTTTATGCATCTATTGGTTATGATTTCATAGCTCTGATGCTAAGACCTAGTATCTTTGTAAGCCATTTAAAATGGTGTATTCACTTTAAGTATTACTTTCACTTATGTATAATGGTATCTCTTATGATACTATTATTCATACCCTCTGTTATTGTTTATCTTATCGAATTGTTTAAAAACCCTTTAAATAGGTTACAAATCGGTAGATTAGCAATTGTACAGGAGGCTAGACAAAAAGCTAGAGTAGTAGGTATTACTGACTGGTGGACACAGGTTTTATTCAAACCTTTACATGATTCTATTTCTGATATTCTTAAAAGAATACCAGAAGATGGTACTTTTGACCAAATTAAGCCTGTTAATTTAATGTTATCTAAGATCAAAGATCCTAGAAACCAAACTGTTGTATCATCCGATTTATCGGCTGCTACAGACAGATTACCGGTTGCCTTACAAAGAGATATTCTCTTAGTATTAGGTATACCTGGTAATATTTGGGAACATATATTAGCTAGACCCTATTTAGTTCAAAGACCATACCCTCAATTAGTTACCTACTCTGTAGGTCAACCAATGGGTGTCTTATCATCTTTCGTTATGTTATCTCTAACTAATCATTTCATAAACGCTATTGCTCTTATGAGTGCTGGTCAAGATTGTACCTTAGGACTGAATAAATATTCGGTTTTAGGAGACGATCAAGCTTGTAGTGATTTAACAACCGCTGATCGGTATAGTAAAATTTTAGGTATGCTTGGGGTAACTGTTAATCCAATTAAAGGATTCTCAGGTTCAATTTGCGAGTTTGCCAAAAGATTGTATTTTCTTTCAAATGAAATATATGATCTTTCTCCAATAGGAGCTAAAGTGGTTTTACAAGCTATGAATAACCCTATGTATGCTGTATCGTTGTTGCACGATTGCAATAACAAGAATTACTCTTTATCTAACGCGGTGTCATTATTAAGTAACTACTTAACAAAACTTTTCCCAAGAGGTAAAACACCTCTACAGGTTCAAGTTTTACAAAGTATTCACTTATTCTCACTTATAGGTCCACAATCTGGTCTATTTGATTTATCTAAACCACATGAGATGTCAACAAACATCTTCAAATTGGATTTTGATAGATTAATAGAATCGATGGGGCTACCTACCGATCAAGTATACCAGTTTTTAACTGATAGAATGATTGATAGATGGGCAAAACCTACTGACTTACAAGTCATAGCTAAGGAGTTTGTGTCCGAATTATGGAAAATCAGTTTAATAACTGATAGACCAATAAAAGGATCTCTAACCCCATTTGCTCAAGCGAAGGTGTTAATGACAACACTTCTTGCTTCATTCGTTGCTTTTCCGATAACTATTTCGAAGTATATTAGAAAGTACTTTAATTATCTTATACTGAAATTCTCTACGAGATCAACTGTATCCCAAATGGAT